ACGACGAGGATTACGATGACGAAGACTACGACGATGAGGATGAGTTCGAGGACGAGGACGAGCTCGTGACCGATGAGGATGGCAACGAGTGCTACATGAGCGAGCTTGTTGATGGTATGTGTCCGGTCGACGAGGAGGACGAAGAGGACGAGGAAGACGAATTCGAGGACGAGGATGAGTCTGAGGACGAGGACGACGTCAAGGAGAACTCCAGGGTGGTCGTCGATGTCCGCATTCCCGAGGAGTTCGTACAGAAACTGAACGAAGTTATTGATGAACTCACGGAGGTTCAGGCCAAGCTCAATTCACTTGGAGAGATCAGGCAGAATGCAGCGACGCAGGACGATTTCGAGGCATTCAGGATGCAGCTCAACGCGGCTGCCCGCAAGGATGCCGAGGAGCACTACGCTGGTTTCAGGGTATACGGTTGGAATTACTTTGCACAGAACCCTGGCATACTGAAGGCGAGCGTCGGCCATCAGAAAATGATGGGCACACCGGTCGCCAGGACAAGTGAATATTACGACGAGCTTGCCAGGGCAAAGGAGGAGCTCAAGAAAACGCTGAGGACTAAGCAGGTCCGATGACCCATTTTTTTACGCGATGCATAATTTGATCATAATTGCATTATAATATTGAAGGAGAACAGTCAAAATGATATTCAATGGTGTTAAGACTGGAGGTTCCCGTGACATCGTGACGGGAGTCGTCGCCTCTGGTCAGGATGTCGCATTTGGTGCATTCGTCAAGCGCGCTGCTGACGGATACATCATGATGACCAATAGCGGCTCGAATGTAGCCGGATACATTGGTGTTGCGGCTGACGATGCTGTCGGCAAGGATGTTGATGGATTCTACAGCGCCGGTGATGTTGTCCCGATAATAACGAGTGGCATAGCGAACGCATGGCTGCTCGGCGGCGAGGTTGTGTGCACCGGCAACTATCTAAAGTTTCCAACGCTCGGTGCCGGCACGGAGGGTGTCGGTGTCCTCGCACCGGAGACAGCAGGCAAAACTGTATACAGTGTAGCCAAGTACGTCGGCAGAAATGACGCGGGAAATGCTGGTTACGCTCAGGCCGTGTCCGCAATTTCTGGAAAGACTCTCACATGCTCCGGGCTCGTCGCCAGCCTGGATCTCGCCGAGGGCGACTACGTTGTTATAGGTTCAGACGAGGCCGCCGAGGTCAACATGGTTGACGATCCGGCCGCATCCACGACAACGTTCACGGTCGCAAAGACGCCGCTCGCAAGTCACGCGACAGGTATCAAGGTCTACAAGCTGGTCCAGATTCCGGTTCAGCTGGTTATTTAGAAGGTGATAAAAAATGCCAGAAATGCATTACGCTTCTTTCATTCCGCAGGAGTTCGTCACAGCCTGGATCCGCGAGATTAACGAATATGAGCGGCAGTACAAGAACACATTATTTGCGAGGAACTATCTGCCCAACCGCGACGTTGGTAAGAATATTGACTTCGATAGTGTTACTTATTACAACTCGCCTGACAGGCGCGCGCAGTTCATAGCGAAGGGATCCATCCCCGAGCCGTTCTCCACACGCGTCAGGACTGCGAAGCACGAAATTTATCAGATTGCTGAAGCCTTCGTCATAAACGAGCGCGATCTGGCAAAGCCCGATGGTGCTGCGATGAAGACGAAGGATGTCGATATCGCGATCAGGAACATCCACAAGACAGAGGACTACACCGCGATCAACGGCGATGGTCTCGATCTCATCGGCATCGTCGGTGCAGCCCGCAAGAACGAGAACGGCAAGGTAGCAGCATCCGGCGGCACATACAATAACAATGGCGCATGGGATGGCAAGGACAACACACGCGACATATACGAGGACATAAATCTTGCGTGCTCCCTCATGGATCCGATGTTCAAGCCCGCATATCTGCTCGTGAACAGGCAGGCCAGGGCATATCTGAACGCGATGGATTCCGAGAGGAGGCCGTTCTGGAAGGACGTCGCAGGCCTGTTTGGCAAGTCCGAGAACGATTCTCCGGACACATGGCTGATCGAGAGCCAGTATGTCCCCTCCGGATACGCATACGTGATCCCATACGACCCGCAGGCCGCGGAATTCGTTGTATCCGAGGAAATCGATATCAAGGACGACTATCCGAAGCAGCCTGGCGGCAACTTCTGGATAGAAATCACAGAGTGGGTCAACCCATGTGAGATCCACATCAACGAGGCCTTCGTTGAGATCAACATAACGTAATATTTTTTACTGTGGCAGAGGTATCGCGTGCCCTCCTGGTGGGGGTCCGCGACTCCTGTTTATTTGTATTACGTTTCAAGTGCCGTATCAGCACGGCACAACTCTGCACTATTTTTTTACACTGTTACTTGATTGTCAAGCCATCAGGGTAGGGCGATACGCCTCCTCAATTCATCACTATTTTTTGCAGTTTACGTGGCACCTAATCTGATAATATTTTATCGGGGATATTAAAATGGGTGCTACAAATAAGTTTGGAAAAGTTGCAGGTGGGTCGATCACGGCGGCAAAGCTGGCCGCGGATGTCCCGGGGTCGATCGCGACATCAATAGCTGATGGTTTGACAGTCTCTGCTTCTGGCGGCAAGCTCGGCGTCAAGGCCGGGAGCATCGGCCTCGATCAGCTCAAGGACGACGACAAGAGCGCCATATTTGTTGTTACTGGCGAGATAGATTTTGGCATGAATGACGCAGTCTCGGTGGATCTCGGTGCAATCGGTGCGAAGGCCACGCTGATTGGTGGGTACTGGACGGTCACAGAAGCGCTGGCCGACGGTGATACGGGCGCCACCATAAAGCTCGGGACGGCCACCGGCGGTGGTTCCGCAATCGCGGGAGATATGGTAGTAGCAACTACTGATACCGTCGGCATGATGCGCGCGGTGATCCCAGACGGGACAGCATCAGTTGACATGGCCGCCACAACTCATCTGTGGCTCGACTGCGCGGCGACGACATCCAGATCAGCAGGCAAGGTAAGCGTGTTTTGCGTGTTACAGAAGAGTGCATAAGTATGAACGCTGAAGACATCATTAAAGTAATTGATAGTGTGAAGCGTATAGCGATCAGCCTCGTGGTACTGGCGATAGCCGCCATAGCATCGTTCAATCCGGATGTCCCGAAGGAATACGGCAGCCAGTGGCTCGGCTTCGCGGGCATGGTGATCGCGTTCTACCTCGGCTCGAAGACCACGAGGGACGCACAGCAGGGATAGCACAGAGTGAGCATTTTCTCACACGTGGTGATACGAAATGCATCGAATTCTGCTGATATACTCTGTGCTACTTTTATGCATGATGAGTAGCACAGTAAGCGTTGTCAAAGTTGCTCCAGAGGACCTGACAACATCTGCTGCCATCGATGACATCGTAATAAAATTTGCTACGTGTGCTCCAGGTGACGTGTGCGGTAACCAGAGCATGACAATATGCGTGGACTCTGAACATCACAACGAAATTGAAAATGTCAGTGACAGCTGACGTATTTATCGTCTCGATGGTTGTCATTCTGGGTGCTGCATATTATTATGTCATATGGGATTGCGCGCGCAAGAACTTTCTCGAAAAATGCCAGTACTACGACGCGCTGCTTGAGCTCATATGTGACATTTTGCAATATTTCAGGAAGAAGTACCGAGACGATGATGGCCTGCTCGAGCTCATAGAAGCATATGAGGAATTGTATAAAAACACGAGGGACCGCAGGATATAATCGCGGTGAAAGTTAATGAATAATAGTCTTAAAAGCTATCTGTTACAGCTGCTGATTATTGCGATTGTTGTCTTCGCTATCAGCAACGTCCTCTCAAACGTGCTCGAAGAGTCGATCTCTGGCAACGGCACCATCCACAGCCAGCACATGTCTGCGAGCGCGTCGGATGACGCAGGCGCAAAGGATGCGCGCTATCTCCAGTATAAAATTGAGAGAGTCTGGGGCCCCGGGCAGTCAGCATCAATGAAGAGCGATTTTTCCGCGGAGGGCACCAGCAGTAGCGGCGGCCACTATAACAGATATATTGTGAAGTCGTCCGGTGCTGGATACAAGCATCAGTATCGCGTGTACTTCTCCGGAGATTTTACAGGGTCCTCTGAAGTAACACTCACGTTCGCCGGGGCCACGGAGTCGCTGGATAGCAGATTCGTACTCGACAGCACGCGCGGTAATGCGTCGTTCCAGGGCCGCATTTACAATGGCCGGAGCGGCAGACCAATGACCGAGGCGGAAACCGACGCAGTCGGCAGCTTCATAATCGATGGCTACCTCAACATTTCGCAGACCGAACCCATCCCAGAGGACTGGCTCGGATTTTGTGACGCCATCAATCGCGATATCAGCGATGAACTGGGCCTCGAGGGCATCTACATACTGCCCGCAAACACATCAATGTATAATTATACAATCGATGTAGACGGGCGTGTCCACAGGTCGCTGAACACTTCACGGGTCCTGTGAGGGGGAACCCGACGCTCTTTTTCTATTTTTTGCTACTGCCAGCATCGCATATCCCGCGATGTCCTCCCATGAATCCTCCTGATGCCCGGTGGACAGTCTGAAAATTTTATCGATGATACGGGTCAGCGGTAACACAATATCATACGACTCAGGGCGAATACCATCGGGAAACAGCACGCGCAGGATCTCGCCGGACCGGCCAAAGGAATCGCCGTATGCTGCCTGCTTGCTGGCCAGAAGCTGCGCGAGCTCCAGGGCTATTTCTTCATACTCCTTCAAGAGATCTTCGTACGTGTTCATACGCGTCATCCCTGGCCGCCCGGTAGTTCACGAAGTGTTCTATAGCTGCAACGCGGGCGCTGTTCACGATGACAGGGCCATACGCGCTCTGCAACACAACATATCCATCGGCGGTGACATCAACGACAACACCGTGGAGGTACTGCTTCGCGGTCGTGACGCGCACTGGCTTGCCGAGCAACTCCCTCAAAAATTTCACATGCTTTCTTATTCCAGGGGACCACGCGTCGTTCTCCACCGTATTAATCGGCTCATGAACCCCGAAAAATGTGTTAACACGTTTATTATCCGATACGCATACTTCATGTGAAGGGGCTGTTTGCTCCACCATCTCGCTGCATGCCGGACAGAGACCCTCGCTGTTCAGGTCAGCTACATTTCTCACGTTACCACACGCGCGGCATGGTGCCAGGTCAATTTGCTCCCCCTTCTTTATCATATAATATCGATACGGCCGATGGCTGCTGTCTTTGCCAACCACGCCCTTCGTGCACAGCCTCTGCAGATCTCTGTTAATACGCCTCTGGGTGCTGTTCGGCATCGACTTCCCAAAAATCTCGAACACAATTTCCTTCACACTCAGCGGCGTTGTGCTCCGTGCTAGCACGTCCATCAGGATTCCGCTGGTCTCGGGCAGATTACAGTTGTGCTGCATACAAATCACCGACCATGGTTGATGTCATCCAGGTATAAAAATGTTTTGCACATGGCATTTACGCATCAGGTACATGTGAGTGTCATTTATGAGATATTTAGCATCTGAAAAGCCCAGACTCGTAGCAAAATTTGATACCGGCAATACGGTAACCATCAACATTTATAAGCTGGGGACGAACGGGGCGACGCTTGTCGTGTCCGGCGGATCGTGCACGGAAATCGGGTCGACGGGATTTTTCTATTACGTGCTGGATGTGGAGCCCGTTGACGATTTCGAGACATACCTGTGGGTCATGAGCAATGGATCGACAACAGCATATGGCACTGTCGACATAAATGGCTACGCGGCCACGCCAGAGATGATAGCGTATGCAGTATGGGAAGAGCAGAAGGACAACCACACATCACTCGGCACATATGGCTACATTCTTGACAAGAGAATCAGCGAAGTGCCGACGCACCTCGGAATTGGAACAGCATATTGTACATACAATTTAACACTGTCTGACAACGGGCTACCCATAAGCAATGCTAGGGTGGTGGTCTCTACAGACTCGACCGGTATGAATCTAGTGGCATCTGGTGTTACGGATACATACGGAAATGTTGGTTTCTATCTCGATCCGGGCGTTGTGTACATGTGGAGGTACAAGGCCGGCGTAAATTTTGTGAATCCGCATAAGGTCGAGTACACACCAAATGTTACGTCCGCGAGCGGTAATGGTAGCCTGGTTGTGCGCTACGGGTCACGGGGATACACATACGCGAGCCCGTAGGTGATAGTAATGGATGAGACCGAGATCGACAACATTATAGATCTATTTGCGATGTATTATCGAGAAATCGCGGTGCAGACCCGTGATGAGCATGAGGGAGACTTGAACTCGGATGCGGACATCCCATACGAAAACTTTCTGAAGTACCTGGAAATCGCGGAGGACGAGCTGGAGGCTATCCTCGTGGCGAGGGGGATCGCGCTCACCGATGTGCAGAGGCGGCTCGCATACTGCCATATCGTCGCGGACCATTACGAAATGGGAAACCCCGACTGGAGCTTCAAGAGCGAGAGCATGGGCTCTGGCATATCGTTTTCGCGTGGCGACGATACGGGCCCACGGGCCGCACTGAACAAGCTCCTCGATCAGGTCGAACAGTCGACAATGCGTGGATCACTGCCATCCGCAGGACCGCGTGCACTCCTGCGCACGAAGGACCATACAAATTATCCGCGGAGGTACAAGCTAACCCAGATCCCTGCATTCGACTATTCTGAGAGCGGTTTCGACTCGTCGCAGACCTCTGACTACTGATATCTGATTTACGCTCTCTGAAATAGTGAATACTGATGCCACCCAGAATCCGTTACACACATAAGATGGTTATCTACAGAAATGATAATACTATTTATGCTGGGGTTGTCTCTGGGGCCATGACACCCCTCCACGTCACGGGCAACCAGCAATTCCGCATAGCGGCGAGCACAAACCACACGGATGACCTGGTCGCTATCATAGCCACCGGCGTGTGTGGAGACGACCACGTCACGGAGCAGATCGTAATCCCACCTGGTGAATTTGTTTATTCTGATTCGACGTTCACCGATATCACTTCGCTGATAAGCAAGAGCTACGATGAGGGCGCGTCCGTAACACTGAGCGCGGTGGATGATGCATATCAACCGGTTATGCGGCAGATCAAATACGGCCCTTACGGATGCATATTTTCGACAAATGATGGTATCAGCGCGGGCATCCGACACAGTGAGACCGGGATCAGCGCCGAACCCAGCCACTACGTTCGTGTTACTTATCGTGCTCCAGTATCACGAGATATGATGTTTACAGTGACGCCTGGCTACGAGGGTAAAATTTTCGTGCCCATATCAGATTTCGATGTGGTCCGCATGCCGCCGACGTCACGGCCGGTGGAGTGGGCGTTCCGGGCGGCACGCAAGGAGGATTGAAATGGATACCGTGACGTTCCTCACCAGACTGATGATGGAGGACCGGGTCCTGATGGATATGGTGGACCGCAGGGTCCTCGCGGAGCTCCCGCGGATCGACGCGCCCCTCGATGGCCCGCACAAATCGGTTGTGGGATGCACAGAGACAGGCAGGTTACAGGAATCGTATTTCAAATCTCAGATCCGTGGACACATCAGATCCGAAATCAATGCTCACGTGATGGTTGTGAGTGGATATGGCCAGAACGACGCGTACTGCAGATCGATTATTGGCCGACTGGAACAGATTTTTCAGGATGCGCAATATATTGGGGCGGAAAGAATATTTATAAACTCAATATCGTCCGAGGTGCGGACTGACAGCCCGCCCGGGAAATGGGTTGGTAGTGTGAAACTCAGCATAACAAAATTTGATCCCGTATGAGGGATGATGCGACATGGCTACTGTAAGTTCCATAAATATTGCAAAGGGTGAAATATTTACAACGGCACACCTGGCATCGATTATCAGGTGCAATGAGGGCTATGGTGTCGTGACCGGCTGTGATGTGCATGAGCAAAGCCCCGCCGCAATGGGTGTTACAATCGATTCCGGCGCAGTGCTGTATGGCGGAAACTATGTGAGTGTAGCAGGCGGAAATATCACGATTGATGCAGCGGACTCGACATACCCGCGCTTCGATGTTGTGTATGTCAACGCTTCTGGCAGTATACAGGTTGCGAAGGGCACAGCGGCTGAAATCCTCCCCACAGGGGAGACCGTGTACAAGAAAATGCACCAGCCGGCCCCACCCTCGTCAATTCCGGCGGGTGTCATCCTGGCGAGGATTTATGTTCCACCGGGAGCCACCAGTATTACCAATTCATACATCGACGATATCGCGATGTATTCGAAGGATGTTCCACTGGGTGTGTTGACGGCGCGCGGCGATATCCCGTACCGTGGCGTGAACATGTGGACGAAACTCGCAAAGGGCACCACAGGCCAGGTGCTGATGCAGGGTGCAGACGATCCATACTGGGGGCTGCCAAAGCTCGATGCGCTATCTGCCCCTGACGATACCACGACCCTCAACGTGTCGTCTACGGCACACGGTTTATGCCCGAAGCATCCAAATGACAAATACAAGTTGCTACGCGGAGACGGTTCATGGTCCACGCCACCGCTCTGGGCCACCATACCGGGCACCCCCACGCGGATCAGCAATACACAGTTCTCGATAACCGATACCGGTAACGCTAACAAATACGACGTCGCATTTGGGCGGGGGACACTCCTCCACTGGTATGAGAGCTCCACATACAAGACCGCAATCGTCACCAGCGCGACTTACTCATCTAACGCAGTCACAATAACGATAGCGGGAGACGCACTCGGCACCAGCTTTACCAGTATGCGATTCAGCCTGGTGCCACCGATGCAGATCAATCTACCAATTACGGGGTGGGTCTACAATGGAACCGATGTTAGCGACGTCTACTTCGCGCCATGCAATCTCTATAAAATTATGATAGATGTGCGCGCCGCTGTCACAGGTAGCGGTACCGGCTCAATTGTCTTCGACGTGAACGATGATGGAACATCGATAATCACCACAAAGCCATCAATATCGGCCGGCTCCACATCAAGCCTAAACAACGTTTGCGACAGTCCGACAACTGCGATAACGGCTGGCTCCGCGGTAACCGTCGATGTGGACAGCACACCATCGGGATACTATTCGCCATTCCAGGATGTCGTCCTGACTTTGTATGTGTATCCGGAGAGCTGGAGATACATTCCGTAACACTTAGTGTGATTTTATGGATGATGAACTTGCTGAAATTATTTTGAATGCTGCAATGGATCTGCGCAATGAAATCGTCAAAAAAATCAACAGCAACATCCCTCCGCCGAACAAGCCGAGCACGATAAAACAGAAGGGCTCATCCAAAACCCTTGTCGATACCGGTAACATGATCAATTCAGTTGATATGCAACTGATAAAATCAGGAGCGGATGACATCGAGGTTGCGGTCGGGATATTCGATCCGGGGGTCGCGATCTATGCCCTCGCGAACGAATACGGAACAGATACGATACCATCAAGAAGCTTCATGCGATCCGCATACGACGAAAATATAGACCGCATACTCGATCAGATGGCATCCGAGGTAAGCTACATCATAAGCAAGAAATTTTCACATTAGCGGAAATTATTTTACGCATTAATATAAATTGAGCGGGTACGCACGCTCTCTTACATCCAATTTCATAACAGTTGATGTATTAAAATAACACATATCGGGTGATCCTTAAATGGTTGCGACAGTTAATATCGAGGAAGGTAACGGTTCTGGGCCGACCTGGACTGTTATAACTTCCGGAAGATATTGCACAAGAGACTCGTATGCTCCAGGCAGCAATGACCCATGCGTGGTTCCGGCCAGCGGTGCGAATTATTCATACTGGAAGAGCCACAGGCTTGCATGGACCGGCATCGGCACCAAGATTTCCAACATCAGATGGTACACATCCGGGAATATCAGCACAAGCTGGACACCGGGGACTGGCGGCGGTCTGTTTGTCGCCAGGAAGGCCTCCGGAGATAATGGTTGTCCGGATGCAAGCTATGCCCAGGCACAGGGTATCCAGGGCGAGACTGGCTACTGGATGGATGACGCCACGAATGGACATCCGTATTATCGGCAGGGCTCTGCGAATTATGCAGCGCCTGCGAATGCGGACAACTACACAAGCGCGAACCCGTTGCTTGTCGATAGCACGGAGTATACGAAAAACACACATTCGAAGCATGTGGTAACACAGGTTAAGCTGATGCCTGACGCCACTCAGGGTGATAAGCCCAACGAGACTCTCACATTCCGCTACGACGAGATATGATTTTCTCGTCGCGGCCATACTCTTTTTTACGCAATTTTTATTACTGATTCCAATGTCGCAGCCGGTATTAGAATATTACTGGGTCAAGGTCCTCCAGGATGGAAAGACCATGATCCCGCAGTTCGATTATGAAACAGGCGCTGAAAACTATTGGAATGCAGACGACGTACCGCTGAGCAAGGTACTTCTTGTGCCGTTTACGGCAGACCTCGTAGAAAAAGTAATACAAAATGGGGTGCCAGCGATCGCAACCACCAATCCGCCGGTCGAGTTTGCGGTGGAGCCTGGGGAGAAGGTCGAAGCGGGTCGCGATAACATCATAACTTACTACGATTATTTTGAATGTGAGGTCTGTGGATGGAAGTTCCTGCACACCGACAGCTCAAAATTTGCAGAGTGTCCACAGTGCCATGCGAAGGATGAGTGGTGGTGCCCGAGGTGCCAGGAGTACAAAACGAATTTCCACATCACCAAGCTGGGGCAGGTCCAGTGCCTGGAATGTGATATCCCAGTGGGCCTGGACCGGGTGCGGCACCTCTCACGCAAGTCTGTAGTCCTGCACAATTGTGATTATTTTATACGATCTGATAAGAAAAAGACCGTCGTTACGTGTGACGGGAAGATAATCATCAGCTGAATTCAGATTACCATGATAATCGGTGTCACTGCGGTCGGGGCAGATCCTGGTCTAGGTCTGTCGTATACGGTCCAGTCCAAGACGTATACAATTGATGGCAGCACGTTGGGCGGGCCAAATACATGGGCGATGGGCACATTCTTTTTCAAGCATACGTATCTCGATTACGATGCTTATCTGGCAATCTCAAGGCCTGTAAACCTACCCATACCGTTCAAAGCATTTTTGAGAGCTTCAGAGACAAAAGAATACCAGATGTCCCTGGTCGCAATACCATCAGTGCTGTTCAGACACCCAACCGATTCTGTTATAAATACTTTATACTGGTCATGGGCAATCATTTTAGATGAATCGTATCGCCGGATATTAAATGCAACAGACGATGCTAATCTGATGAAAGCAGAAGGCTTGAGCCTTGATATAATTGGTAAAATATATAATCTTCCCAGAACCGTCTATGAGGATGACACTTCATACAGATTGAGACTGTTAACACGGACGAAGGCGATACTCAGTAGCGGCGTGAAGCAGACGTGCGAATCCATCATTGATCAAATAATCTCAATGAGCAGATATAAAGATGATCGTCAGCTGGAGGTCGTCCCGTGCTGTACTATAGTCACGAAGTATCCGGGCGTGGTGCATGTCCGCTTTACAGACGACGAATCGATGCGCATCGCATTGAATCTGCGCGGCCTCCTCACCAGAGTTCTCGACGACATGATCGCCGAAGGGGTCACATGGGAACTCTACACCCCGATTGTTGATCTACCCGTGGACATAATTTTACATGGTATGTCTGAGCTGCCATATCTAATGGGCGCTTATATGAGGAAGTGGGTGCGGCGCACATATCTAATGGATGCAATGTTCATCAAGAGGCTTTCCAGGAATTATAATATGAATCTTCTGACAATGATGCTTTCCAGGTCGAAGACGTTTGATGCTGACCTGATCGCGCTTGGTTATGGAGATATAAACTTCTTGATGAAGCTGATAACAGCGGCGCGTAGAGGAAGACCGATTCCTGTTGACGTTCTGCTGAAGAGAAGGAATATACTAAAGAGTACGTACTGCAACGTCCTGATATCAAAATCCAGATCAAGCCTGATTAATATGGACATCCTCAACAAAAAAGGACGTTTATCAAGATACGCAATGGATATCTACTCGGTTGGGCTGGCCTGGAATGCAGAGTATGCAATGTCACTCAGTGTCGTGGGGGCATAGTATAGATGATACCAGTAACACTGGTGAAGCTTGATAACTATCCTGGCTTTGTTGGCACGTATGATACGGTGAACTGGTGGGAAACCGAGCCTCTTGAAAACGTCGACCGTATTATAGATGCAGCTTGGGTGTACGGTCAGTATCATGTGTGCATCGCGAAAAACACCAGCGATACGTATTCGATATTCCAGTCAAGAGACAATGGTCGTAGCTGGCAGAGAGTTCTGACAACAGATGAAGTCCTGAAATCCGTTCTGCGCATTGATTATGGATCTGTCCTTGTATCGTCATCAGGAGGGTGGTGGAAATCAGACAATTCTGGTACGACGTGGTCGAAAGTATCATCCAGCGCACCAAATTGTCACACCGTCAGGGAGTTAACAAATGAAATTCTCGTTGCGCTGGATGGGAAGTACATATGGAGATCTAATAATGCGGGGCGGACATGGGAACGCGCCAGCACTATTGACGCCCTCATGGTCATCGATGAGAACGATACAGTGTGGGATTATATCCGGTCAAGTAACTTTCCCATATCCACGAATTACCCGACTGTTGATGGGAGTTACTACATGGTTCTCGCAGGATACACACTGCCCCAGGAAGCGCATCATTTTTATGACAGGCCATATACGATCAAATTTGTGCTATCCATAGATGGTGGTAAGAATTTTTACACAGTTTACAGAAATCGATACAACCAGTCACGTAATATATTTGAATGGGATATGTCCGACGTTATTTCCAAGATATGCGAAGGCAATCCTGATGCTACAATTACTCAAATCGAAATGACACATGTTTCACGTGGATATGGTGAGCACTTTCGAGGTCTTGGTGCATTCATGCCACATTTTGTAATACAGATTTTGCTACCAACGAATATCCTGAGGCATTATTATGTTTATCCAGTTGAAGAGCATGATTGGGTCAGGTACAAGGCATCTGCTAAATTCGACGCACTGTACACTCCAATGGCAACATTGAAGTCTGAAGAAGTGCAGCTTGTCGGTAGATCAGGTACTGGTAACTGGATAATATTCTCAGGCAGATCGACGAATAACACTCCAATGATAGTGTACTCAAACGACTTCGGGGAAACATGGAAGTATGTGGATCTGTCTGCAACCACAATGTACACAGATCCGAGTCTTACGCAGCAGTCCGCCACATCTCCGTTACAGGAAGATTACTTTGTATATCTGGGATATGTTGTTCCGTGGTGCTTGAACTTGTGGTATAACTATGGCTCGTACAGCAGACGCAGCCTGAGCTACGATATGGATTTCACTGCAAAGCATCTATTGGTAACACGTAATAAGCAATATCTAATGGATCTGCTCTTAGAGCAACAGCGTACGAAAGGCATCACACAGGACGTATTAATAGAGAAAACATGGACGAATGACATACTGATGGACGCCGCGTTACTGCTCGCGCATGTTGACAAATCGATACCGGGTGATGTGTTATTCCTCAAGACAGTAGACCAGTTGTATTTATCTGATACACTTATATTAAAAACATGTGATATTGATAAAATCTTCCGGATGACATCTGTCCTGAGACTCCCGAAGCCGTATGATACCGATATGCTTCTAAAATCATCATCTCCTCGATGTTATTTGAAGACTGATGTACTTGTTGCGAAAACACAGGAATCGCAATATGAGATGGGCTTGACAATTCAGGACACCATAGTCTACGACATCCTTACAAATCTTGAACGGTACAGCCCGCAGTTCCCAGCGATTGGACTGGGCTACAAGAGGCGCGGGTACCCAATATTCGATAGCAGGAAGGAGACCAAAGAATGACGCTGAGCATCGAACAGAAGGCGTTGCTGTTCGCCAGACTTCCTACTATTCTTAACGGAGTTCAGGTCAACAAGTACCTGCGTGATAGATTTACGATGTCGCCTGTTGTGTATCCCGCGATGGAGGTCGATATACTCACAGAAGGTGTAAAAAAGGCATGGAACACGCATGGGCCTGTAACAACAGCTCGCAACGATGACACGCAGGAGTATGACGAAATATACGGCGAGCTGGACGAGGCGACCATCAGCGTCACACTCTGGAGCGAGGACCGGGACGAGCTCCGGATGATGGCTGACGAGCTGGAATTTGCTATCAAGCCCATTGGATGGGGCCTGGGGCTGTACTGGCCCGAACATCATATGAAAGTTTCTAATGTCAAGAGCGTCCAGTGGCTCCCGCCGTTCCCAGACGAGTTCACGCAGAAGCACACGTGGCGGGCCGTTATCGATTTTACAGTTGAGTATCGCTGGGATGCCACGCTCATCGCGCCCGAGATCCGCGCATTCGAGTATCTGTTCACCGGTGTCGGACGGCCATTCGTCACCACGCCACCCGTGGTGGCCACTCTGCCAAAGCTATACAGCTTCATGCCCGGCGCATATGGCATGGACATGCTGCTCAAGGGCTGGAGAGCCGCATACACCATGGATCTGCTATGCGAGTCCTCTGTGGATGCGAGCTACGGCATGAGTCTGCTTGTGAAATGAATTTACGTATTTATTATTTCTGAAAGGTGATATAAATGTACGATGATGCAATACCGGAAAAGATGACGCTTTATCAGGCGAGGCGCAGGAAGATATTTGACGATGACCCTGAGAAAAATCAGCGAGAGTTTGAGAAGAAGCGGCGTGGATATGAGGGAAAGGAACACACTGTTCTCCTGACACTGTGAGGCATCATGGATCCATATCAAGCATACAAACGCGGATTGATCACGCAGGCACAGTATGAAAAAGTTAAGAACGAGATGGATATCGATGTCACCGGTATCCTTGAGAGGCCGGTTGTCAGTGTTCACGAAAGGGTGATCAATGAAAACACTGTCTGGAATGTTTTACCAGGTCAAACCGTCCTGGGCGTGATCGGACCAGATAACGATTTTATTAACGAGGGCACTATAAATATACGCGGAGAGGTCGTGTTACTGAACGTGGGTGATCGCAGCTTCGTCTCGATCGCAGGAACAGTCAATTTGGGCAGCACTGGAACATTAATGATAAAAGATATTTAAGGTGATATAAAATGGTTGGGTTTATTGGGGCGGACCTTGTGCTCAGCAACCCCAAAACTGATGGTCAGATTACAATTCCAATAACATCGGGTACTGGAATTGGTGGTGGCACATGGTCAACGGCAAGAGATGAGTCCGGATGTGTGGTTGTTGAGAGGGGGCTGGCAGCGTCTACAGCTGTTGAATACTTCATAATGCCCGTAACAGTTCTGCACAGAACAGCAGCGGGTAAGGGCGTGAGGCTCAAGTCCGTGACGGTGGCGTATTCACTTGATGGTGGTGCAGATGCAGATACACTCGATTTTTATATAACCAAGCAGATAATTCCAAAAAACGGGATAGCACCGAGCGGCACCATCCTGGCCGGCGACGATAGCGCGGATTATGATAGCGGTCACGACAGCGCAGGCGAGCGGCTTGCCAATGGCGATCACACGCTCACAGTGACGATTCCAGCGGGGGAGCGTGCATATCTCGGCGATGGAGATCAGCTCTGGCTCATGATCAAGATTGCCGACGCTGCAGGCGGGGACCTTGTATTCACGCTGAAGGGCGCGGTCGCAAATGTTGACGTGCTGATGTTTTAACTCATTATTTACGCCGCCCATATTATGATAACTCACGTTCAATAATTTCAGTTGAATACTGACGGAAGTCTTACCGGCAACCGTCTCTATCGCACGACTGAATGTCTAAAAATATTATAGGAGTGATTAAATGGTTCTATATGGGAACCCGTCTGCATGGGTCGGGCTAACGGTTGAGCTCCGCGCCATCGGTCCGGTACCAGTGATCGTCGGCACGGGTATACTGCTCCTTGTTGGTAGATCGACCCGCGGACCGTCAACAGACGTTGTTATAATGAATAACAGAAACGACGCGTACACGTATTTCCATTCTGGTGATCTGAAGGAGGCTATCGAGCTAGCGTTTGGCAATGGTTGCCCAGTCGTGTTTGCAATTCGCGTGCTTGGACAGGGCGCCACGAAGGCGAGCGCAACACTCGAGGATGGCTACGAAAACGACTGCCTGGAGCTCACAGCGTCATCCGAGGGAAGCTGGGGCAACTCTGTAACTGTCAAAATTTCTGATGGTGATTACAATGGTAATGAGTTCAATCCGAACCTGCCTGGTGATGGCGGCCGGCTACCTTACTACACGCTGAACTGTAATCTGGTGCGGTCCTTGACAAACTGGGTCAAGGTCAATGGCGTCGCGAGGACCATTGTTTATGCAGCCGCTGACCTTGCAGAGGGTAAGGTTTATGTCGACGTAGACAAGGGCTCGCTCACATTTTATGAGGACGAGTGGCCATCATCCACAGACATCATATCGTACCGCCTGAAGTATCATACGAAGAGGGTCACTGTCACTGATAATGAGAGGACAGTCACATTCAACAATGTTCCGAACCTGGTACATCTGATCGCAGACCTCGGCACCACAGGGCTCGTGGTCGCGAAGACAATCGCAGGCGAGACGCATCTGCCCGAAAACGGTATCTACCAGCTCAGCGGCGGCTCGAATGGTGAAGAGATCGCGGTTGACGACTGGGAGACAGCGCTCGCGATTGGCGGCGAGAGGGCTGCTGGACTGGTCGGTGGACCGACATGTGTCGCCATCACCGATTACGAGGTCGAGCCTGGCACATACGATCTCGTCCCCGTTCTCGACGCGTTCCTCACAGACATGGCCAACGATTTCCACCCGTGCCTTGGCTTCGTGACGATGGCACCGAACGCGACTATCGCTGAGGCGCTGGAGCTCGCATCCGGATACAACAACCGCCTGTTATCGATTGTTGTGAATGGGTGGGACAACTCCACAGTTCCGAAGAATATAGCGATCGCGAGAGCTGCAAAGGAAGCCGCATGCGCGCTGGGCGAGTCGGCCGCCATGGCAATCAACGCTATGAACGGTCTGAATGGCATCCTGAATTCCTTCAACCAGTCTGAAACCGATGTGCTCACAACCGGCGGCCTGGACGTCATAATCAAGAAGCGCGGGATACTGCCATACATTGGAATCTCGACAGCAACAGACTGGCAGTTCATGCGCTGCGTCGATAACCGCACTATCAACTTCATAATTATTGCGATAGAGTATATTTGTAGACAGTACTACCATCGCAAGAGGACCAGGAACGTCCTCTCAAGCATTAAACAGAGTATCGTCCAGGTGCTGGAGGACCTGAAGGCAGCTGAAAATATCAGATGCTACGAGGTTCATGTTTCCGCACATCCGACAGATACTGGGAGAGTTAACATCGATCTCACGGTCGAGAACATCGGCCACATCGAGCGGTTCAGAACCATAATGAACGTTGGAATTATGGGCACTGGTGACACCACGACGGTGTGACCACTGTCCAAACTTTATTAGGAGGTTAATATTATGGGAACTATTGTTGCCACAAGCCCGGGGGATATTGTTGTCGAATTTCAAGCAAAAAATAATAATGGACAGTTAATGTCATTTGATATACCACTCAAAACTCTGAGTGTTAACAAGACAATTGATGTTTCACCGGAATACGGTACCGGCTCGCACCAGGCATACGCCCACGTAGTCGGAAAAATCGCATACGAGGGCGATTTCACCATTGGTACATGGTACGTCTCGGATGAGGCAAACCCGGAAACCTGGGATCACCTTGTTAGAGAGTATCTGACATTCCAGGATGATGAAGGACTTCCGCGAGAATTTACGATTTATGTCCATGCCAGAGACGGCGCATCGATGGTGCGCCAGGGTACGGGAACGTATGGCGATTTTGACGGTGTCACTGAAAATGTAGAAGGTAGAGCAGGTAACAGCATGAGGGCGGCATCTCCATTCTTGGCCACTCGGATGACATCTGGAACAGTCATTGAAACCTACAAACGCTGTATCCTGAAGGGCGATGGTATAGACATACCAGAGGTCGGCGGTACAGTATCACGCAAGTATCCGTTTGCTGTGTTCAGGCGCGATCCGTACTGAGCACATCTTCTTTTTTTTTACGATTCGCTTATTACTGACGGCGGCACCCGCTGCCGTGAGGCGTCGGTTATGAGCGAGATATTTACATACAATCTGTCCGATGTTATTTTGAATGTTACGAGCATCGGAGACCGGAGCTGCACCATACAGATTCCGGCCAGTCAAGCTGTTATCGAAACGACAGCAGACGGCACCGCGCGCGGCTGCATCGAGCTGGACGCGATGTCACTTTACAGCACGAGCCTGGAGTCGGTTTTTGACGTGCTTGTAAAGGATAACGCCAGATTTGGCATTGAGGTGCTACCCGGGCTATCGAAAGCCGGACCCGCGATATGCGAGCCGCTGGCCACGTGCAACCAATGTAAGATTACTGCTATCAAGGTGATCGCACATGGCCAGCCAAATCCGGGTATCAGGGTGCGGTACTGCTTCTCGAATTCGGATAATCTGGACGAGACGCTTCCCGACATACCCGATAACACGCAAAAGATACCGAAGGAGTTGTTCGACTCGCTGTTCCGTATCGCGCGGGCACTCGAGGACATCAAAAGGTCGATGTCAAAACTCGGTGACATGGCCACAAATTTGAACCAGTTTTACGAGTCTCCGGATATGGAACTCACAGTTGACGAATTCCAGAGGCTGAAACTGTATGGGATACTCCCTGAAAAATATTATAATGATAATAAAGGAGGAATTTGAGCATGGTAAGCATACCAAAGCTGACGGGCGATATGATCCGTGCGGGAACGAACTTCGTAAAAACAATTGAACTGAAGTCGCTGGTCTACGGGCAGCCGCCAGACTACAAGATCGCGGTGGACATCAGGCCGATATCGCGCAGCAAGATGCGCGAAATTTTCAGAAAGTATGGCATCACCGCGGATACCACAAGCGGCGCGCTCGATATCGATAAGGCCGACGAGATGATGACCGAGGTGTGCCGGCTTGGTATCGTCGACCAGGCAGTCGTCGAGCTCCTGGGGGAGATGCATGAGTTCCTGCCCATGAAAATCGGTGCGGAGATACTCGCGCTGTCAACCGGCACGGGGATCGACCTCGAAAATTTTTCCGAACAGAAGAAGGCCTAGAGCTGGCATTGCTCCAGCGGGCCGGCTACCTGCTCGCCAACGGAGACCTGGGGCAGCTGACAGATCTCCAGTGGCGAGCCATCCCGCATATGGTCGTTCTGAACGCAATGATCGACAACGGACAGTATAAAGGACCTGTAGATGATGAGGTCCTCACCATTGAGGAGTACACAAAGAGAAAGCTCGGAGAAAAAGAGGGCCAGCTGCCCTCACAGAAGAGGAAGTATTACGTTGAGCCATCGCCTGTGACGGAATGGACTACCATGAAGGTAGTGGATAGTGCTGGGGATACTAAAATATCTTAGATTGTGTGATACCAGATGGTCGATGTCAGAGAACTCGTAGTAAGAATTTCGGCTGTTGACACGGCCACGCCTGCCATCCGCCAGATCAATAATGCGATCAGCCGTATAAATGACGATATTAATATACAAATTAAATCAACAGTCAGTCCGGTAGAGAATAGCCTCTCTGCCGTCGAATCATCGATTTCAGATGTCAACGATACCATAGCAGAGACCACAGAATCTTTCACAGATTTTGAAAGCAGCATCGAAGACAACACTAAAAATATTAACAACGATATTAATACCGTATCGAATACGCTTACAAACCTCGAGACAACAGCAAACACGGTTAGCAGCACAGTCTCTGGAATTTTTGAGGCTGTTGGCGGCGCTGCTCGTGCAATGGGAGAGGAGATTAACAACGCTATCAATGGTATAAAAGCGGGCAACGTCGCAGTCGGGGTTGCCACCACTCTCGTATCACAACAGGCGTTCCGTGACGTCATGAGTGATGAGGCGTTAGCGGAACAGTTGACAAGTGACCAGTATCAGCAGGCGATGAAGTGGGCATCAAAAGGCCAGTTCGCGAGCTCTGAGCAGCGCGCCACATATCTATCAAACCTGTTGAAACGTGGTCTCTCGCTTGATGAGGCCATGAAATTCGGTGAGGCCACTGAGAGGCTCCGGTTCTCGCGCATAGCAACCCTCGGCGGACGATCGATCGAATCGGTTGCCTCAGAGCTCAACATGGTGCTGGAGCGCGCGCAAATCAAAGGCGGCAAGGTTCAGGGCTACCGGCTAGACAGGCAGCTAAAGGAGCTTGGCCTGCATGCGCCCACCGAAGAGGAAATCAAAGCTGCCACAAGTGCCGTGAAGGGCACCGCGGAATGGGAGCGAACATATGAAATTACTGATAGCACTGCCCGGAAAAAAGCACAGGACCGCCTGATCCTGAACGAAGCCATCTATGCGCAGATCCGCGCCATGGAGGGCGTGGACATGGCGCATCTCTCATACACACAGCGCCTTGAGCTCCTCAAGATCAAGCTCGACGAGCTCAAGGATGCCATATCATCGGAAGTTGTGCCGGTCCTCATACAATTTGTCGACGCAATAGCACGGATTGTTAACATAATTCTAAAAATTCCTGGGGCAGTCAAGATAATCGGGCTCGTGACCGCGTTCACCATTCTAGCAGCGGTCGTTTCACAGCTCTCGCTCGCGTTCAACCAGATGGCTGCGGCCGCTACCAGAGCGATGATATCAGTGCGGGCTTACGAGGCCACGATGCGAGGCGAGGCCGTCACGAACACCATGGGCGGTGCGCGCGTCCCGGCGGCCCTCCAAAAACCGCTACGCCGCGTTGGTGTGTTCCTCGAAGAAGCGGGGATAATGGCCCGCACAAAACAGATAGAGGGTGCCGCACCCGTGCCACTCCCCGATCGCGGCCTGATCGACCGGATGAAGGCAACGTGGGGCAACGCGATGCTCGGTGGCAGCATTCGCGCCGTCCCGCGCGCAATATTCGAAACCATGAAAACCGGATTCGCTGGCGTAGCACAGTCTGCGCGTGTGGCTGTAATAGCAGTGATGAACTTCGGGCGCGTGCTCCTCGCGCTTGCCATCGTGAATCCGCTGGGTGCGATCATAGCAGCTGTTGTTACCATCACAGTGCTCATAGTATCACTCGCGTGGAAGTTCGGCTACCTGCAGCGCGCGTGGGAGAGATTCAAAGAAAGTGCCATCGGCAAGGACCTCATCGATGCATTTTATCACCTGCTATCAATATTAGACTATGTGGGCGCGTACCTCGGGGCCGTATGGCGCATACTCGGCAGGAAGGTCGGGGGCGGACTCATCACATTTCTTGACACAGTGGCCGACAGAGCTGGAAAAATATTCAATGCGCTGGATAAAACATACTCTGGCTTCAAGAGTGGCGGCGATATCAAGATGGTCCTCAGCGGCGGCAGGGACCTGATCAAGGCGCTCAACTTTGTGCCCCTCATCAACCTGCTGGACCTGATCCTCGATTGTCTGGCAGATGTATTTGACAAAATATCGCATGCGGGCGACATCATCGACTGGGTCAAAAACTGGCTAATAGGAGCATGGTCCTTGATCGAGAGCCTGCCGTCACGCGCGTGGAGCTTTATACAGCGTTTACCATCGCTGTTCTGGCAGTTCCTCTCGCAGCTCCCCGGGATGATGTGGGAAAAAATAAAGGAGCTTCCAGGGATAATTTGGGACAACACAAAAAAGATTCCAGGAATGATATGGGAAAAAATAAAGAATTTATCAAGAGATATAGCGATTTTTATATTAGAAGGATTATCAAAAATTCCAATGATTGGTGATAAGGTTCTCCCGTACCTCCAGGAGCTGAAGCGACAGCGAGATGAAGAGCGTGCAAAAGAAAAAGAAAGTGAAGAAGGTAATACAGGCGGCTCAAACAGCGTGGCAGGCACAAGTACACGGCCGAGCTCGAGTACATCGCCGCTTTACCCCGTCGTGAACCCAACATACGGGATCACAGGATGGGGGGCCGGAGAGAATCGAGGCAAAATCGGCTTATTAGCGTGGTCCATAAACCCGCGAGTGCGGTTAGATGCAGCAACACAAAAAGCTGTTGACGCGGCAATACGTGATGCAAATCAGAATAAGGGTAATACACTTCGCGGCGAGCAATGGATGATCTTCCAGCAAAAATATCCAGAGTATGTGCAATACATGCATGGAAACACAGCAATTTTTGTCACACCGGAAGAAGCCGCCGAGAGGTATGGTGTCCCGGAGTCGGAACTACCTCCAGAAAGCGCAACGGTCGATGCTCTGAGATCCGGGAAAGTTCCCATACCGGGCGCGGCGACTGGTGGTGAAGTCCTCGCGAAGGGCCTGATGTACGTCCACACCCATGAACCGATTGTTCCCGCGCGGATAGCACGGTCCTCAAACCTCATCAAGATACTGGAGCAGATCGCGAATATCGAGATACCACCCGGCACGGCTGAGCTGACGCCATTCCCACAGTCGGATCTGATAACCACGCTGAGCCGCATATCATCCAGCAACGTAACAACAAATAACAATTCTCCCGTTTACAATATCACATATAATAATACGTTCCACTTCCCCGGTGTGTCGTCTGCGGACTACAAGACAAAGCGGGAGCTGACACACCTGATAGACGAGCACATTGAAAAAAGAATCAGACAGAGGACAGCTCATTAAGGAGGTAGCATGGCAGATACATCAAAAAATGCTTCAGGACGTTGGTTCCCTGTAAAAATCGGGAGCTGCGTACTTGGTGAAAATCCTGCCGAGGTTCCGGATAAGACGCAGCCGAACCCAATAAAAATCGAGTGGTCCCGAAAGCACAATATCAAGGTGCACGAGATCCCATATCCAGCTCACAAAACAATACGCACCAGCAACCGCACACTGTACAAACTTAATATTTCAGTCAAGACCCTGCGAAAGGAGAAATTTGACGAGCTGCTGAGCGTCTGCGAGGCATGCGGCCCGCACTGGGTCGAGACCGTCCACAAAAAAATGTGGATGTACGTTGAGGACTACAAATTCGAGCAGGAGGCCGGCAAAGACGATTACGAGGTAACATGGAGCATCACGCTGCAGGAAGTGAACGATTAGATGGTTGTTGATCCGACGACTGATGGTTATACCCTGACGTGGAATGACCCCCTACTTACTGACAAAAATGGTAAGACAGCGCCATCTCAGAGCAGCGGATTCGTCAGAATCATATTATTTTTTGATTATATGGACGCGTCTGAGGACGTGATATCCGCGTCTACTGATATGGGTTCCACAAAAGAGGAGGGTGACCAGGTAGCAAAACTGGAGGTCGTGCTGAACAATCATGATGATCAGTATGCACGGAGACTTATTCCATTAACAACGACAGTTATGTCATGGATACACGTGCAGCGCAACGTCGTCGAAGGCGAGAAGCTCACAATCGTCAATGAACTATTTCCATTTTTTTTCGGCCTCGTAAACGAGGTCAACCTGAATGGTGACACCGCGACGGTCTCGTGTGGCGACGAGATGAGCAAGGGCAACGCGTGCGGCGAGGCTGATCTGACATGGTTCGGAGGGGAGAAAGACGTCAAGGGGCGTGTTGAGGATATACTCTCAGTCGCAGGCCCCGAAATTGATGTACTTGTTCAAAAATATGTGAAACAGACAGAAGCATATGCCTCCACCCAGGCATACACCAATGAGAGCACTTCACAAAACATTTCAAACACTGTGAGACTCACGCGGTTCGAGTGGGCAGTTCCCGCAGACCAGGTTGGCAGATTGTTAATCATTGATAAGGATTATCAGGCAGGGACCACCGAAGAGGATCTCACTGAGTTTGTCACCGACCCGGGAGATAACGAAAGCATCGTTGGGCATTGCAACGATGTGACTGTTGTCGGCGATTCAATCATGCCTGAGGACAGCCCAGCGTGGGCAGTACTGGCCAGCGATTCAACATTAACATATACGCTGGATTATAATAATAAGAGTGTGGACACACACGGATACATACCATCAATCAACCACCGTATCCCGAATTTTAATAGTGAGAATATAGATATACTGAAACGAAATATACTAGACGTATATGATAGCTACAAGGATCGCCTCATAACGCCAACGGTCGCGTCGAAGATTCCATTATTGTTCTCACACATTCGTTATGATTACATGTTTTACGATATACCTGAGATAGAGCCCGGGACACCAGAACTATCTATCGGACATGACAACGTCAACTACAATGAATACCATGAACGCAGCATGCAGCTGAGCACCAAATGGAAGAACGTCACGCTCCGCGTGTCGGTGCGCCGGAAGAAGACGACATATGATGGTTCTGTGGGGGTGCTGACAACGTTGGAGTGCAGGAGACTTGAAGAAGAAATAACCAGCGGCGGAAAGAAGCTGCCTGATAAATTCAAGCGTGCGGCATTCTCAGGAGGAACGATGCTTGGAGAGCCAACACATCATCTGCTTGCATATGGTCCTGATGATGGCCGCGTCTACGCGATGTACTTCCGGAGCGTTGATGAGATGAACGATTTCATTAACAATGGAAGGACCCCGGATAACTCAAAGTATGAGAACTGGTCTAAACACTATATGGGCTGGACACCATGGGGATATGTGTATGACGGTAAAATCGCGCCTGATAAGGCACCTTCTCCAACTCCACCTGAAGGCTACTCCTGGATCCTTCCCCATGGAGGTGGTAGCGCATGAAAGAGTTTACAGAACCTTTGAATGTGTACATGGGCAAGTCTCTTGGTGTGTCGAGTCGGCTGACGTGGGATGAATTCCGCGAGCTCATGGAAAAAAATTTCAACTGTCGATATGACAGAGAAAAAAAGCAGTTCGTGTGGCTCTATGATGGTAAATGGAAACCGTATAAAAAAGATGTGATAGTCAGGTTTGCTGCGATATTTGGCTATTTTGATGACATGGGGGACAAACTGAATGACTGTTGACCTGATGTCGGGCAACGTCAATACGATTGAGCGCATAATGGAGCGGCTCATACGTATTGAATACGGAACCGTGGTCCAGTATGATAAATTCGGTCGGTGTGGGGTGCAGGACCGCGATGATCCACTTCACCCATACTGGAACACAGTTACGGTGAAGGTCCGGCAGGTCAAGCGCAATCCGCCGTACTATAAGGGTCCCATGCGGGTGATGCACCATTACTGCCTGGTATTACAAGATTATAGCCAGAAGTGGGCCGGCAAGCCATATTTGCCACGAATTGGCGATATGGTGGCAATTTTGTTCATACTGAATCAGAAACCGATAATACTGGGCACGGTGGTCACGAATACACAGGATCCGGTATGCCGCGCACCATTCGATATCCGCAGGTGGGACAAGATCGACGCCCGGTATGACTACGTCGAAAAATGGTGCCAGTGGCGCCCTCCAAAATTTAATGATGATCAGGAAGTCGTCGAGCACCTCCCCGGCAAGTATCCGATATGTTATAAGCGCTTCCACAAAAATCGTGATCAGATACACGTGACGGAGTGCATCGAGGGGAGCGAAGACCCATGCAACCGGTGCAGGTTCCTCGATTACATCAAACGGACCGGCAATCAGTGGGAAAAAATTTACAGCAGTGATACTGATAGCGAGGATCCTGAGCATCCGTACATCCCGGTATGGGGAACGCGGTTATCGAAACGCAGACACGAGTGGCACGAACCATGCGGATCGTATTTCGTATTTCAGAACAATGGTGAGGATCCGGACTACGGGCGCGGGCTCATACGTCTTGCTAACGCCGTGAACGAAAATGCACAGCGCGCGCATATAAATATGGATCCGCGTGGAACAGTTGACATACACACGCAGCACGAGCGCAGGCCGTACTCGCGGGAACATGAAGGCACGCGGATGTCGATCGTGGCCCGGGACGATAACACGGTCGACCACTCATTTGAGGCCATTGATTTCGTGACTGGATCGCTCATCGAGATACTGAAAAACGGTAACATAAACATCAACAGTCTTAACAACAGTTCATACATCCAGGTGCGTGGCACCGACAATACGATATACGAGCATGGCACCAGGTCCATCAAGGAGGAGGCGGATGTCGATATCACGCAGATCACCGGAACGGTTGATCAGCAGGTCGACCTGGTCCATAACCACGGTGATCAGGTAATCGATGGCACCTGCACGCATGGCACGTGTAGCTGCTCATCAGATATCCGTCTGAAGAAGGACGTAAAAAGTATTACGGTCGGACTGAATGAGGTGCAAAAGTTACGACCCGTATCGTTCAAATGGAGGTACCGTGACGACGGCACACATTACGGCCTGGTCGCGCAGGAGGCCTGCACAGTGCTCCCCGATATCGTTAGCGTCGGTCGCGATAACATGATGAGCATACGATACGAGGAGTTAGTAGCAGTTCTTATTAAATCTGTGCAGGAATTATCTGAAAAAATAAAGGAGCTTGAGGAGAGGTTGGGATAGATGGCGACATACTCGGTTGGTGGCAACAGTATAACATCTGAATCGGTGGGAATCAGCATCGAGCGGAGCACTCCAGCCGACAACTGGCGGGTCAGACTCTATGTACAGGATATATTTCCTAACACAGTTGTCGCGTACATACTCAGCCACCCAATAAGCTGCTCTGTGAGCGTCGCCGATAGTAATAACACCGTGACATTCACAGGAACTGCAGTAAGATGGCAGTCAAATACCACATACAGCTACGTTGATATCAGGAATGCGGTATGCACGGTGAGCTGACTTGACCACTTATAAAATAAATGGTGTTACTTTAACTTCTACTGGTAGCATAAACCACACATGTGGGATGATGGACACCTTCTCGTCAGTCAGTCGACCGTATTATGTCACCATCCACGTCAGCGGCACATGTAATAGCGATGCGCTGGCGCAGTGTGTGCCTGATACGCTCTGTACAATCCAGATAATTGATACATCATATGCAATTACTTTTGAAGGAATATACAGTTCGTGCGATTTCGCGGGGTGGGATGACGGAGACGGGTACGCGATCGCATTCACAGACTGCACATGCAATATAATTACATTAGCATAATTATTGGTGAGTTGAATGTCTACTCGGAATTTCGGCACGGGTGGTGACATACTGAGCAATTTTGACCTGTCAGGCGGTATGGTTGGGTGTCACTCCTCGTGGGACCTGATAACAACGGTTACAGGCGACCTCGCCCTCACACGGGACGAGCAGGAGAACCTCCGACAGAGATTGCTGATGTGGATGGCGCTGCCACACGGCGAGAGGATCGATCCGCGTATTGGATGCTGTCTCCACGATTACTTCCACGCAAAAATTACAGAGCCAGTTCTCAGGAGCATGGAGCTGGACATCGAAAATGAGCTCCGCGCGGTGTTCCAGACCAACAACATTGATGCAAAAGTTTACAAAGTAGAACCGCTGTCCAACGGCTCCAGAGAGGTACTGGTAGACGTGACAATTGGCAGCGACAGGTTCCGGTTCTCTGCAATCTCAAATATCTTGGAAAGTGTAAACGAGCAGATAAATGATATGCTGTACCATGGTGGTGCTAGTCTGTGACGCTGCAGGTCAGGACAATTGAGGAGATCAAAAAGGAGCTGAAGCGGCACCAGATGGTTCGACACCCGTATCTGCGGGACTATTCACCGTATTCAGTTCTTTCGACACTTAACGAGACGTTCGCGATACAGGTGCAGTACATCGAACAGCGGGCAAAGGAAGCGATAGAGGCCAACAGCGTCCTCACCGCGAAGGGGGCAAACCTCGACCGGCTCGTCGCTGACAGGGGTATCGTGCGGCAGACTGGCACGCGTGCCACCGGGGACCTGCTGTTCCGTGCGGCTGGCGTAGCGCTATCTGATATCACAATACCGAAGGGTACGGTTGTGAGTGCGACCGGGCAGGACGGCACACGTATATTCTTCGAGACGATCGAGGATGGTGTGATAGAGGCGGGTGACTCCTCGGTCACGGTCCCGGCGCATGCCGTCGAGCCCGGCACGCAGGGGAACGTTCCCGAGCTGGCGATCAATGTCATGACCTCTTACATTCCAGGGGTCGCATCGGTTGACAATCCATCACCGTTCACAGGCGGCACCGATGAGGAGAGCGACGATGACCTGAGGATACGCTACATATACGCGACAGAGGTTACCGGTAAGGCGACAAAACAGCTCCTCGAGCAACGTGTTTATGATCTTGAGACTGTGCGCGAGTGCCGCAGCTTCCAGCGCATCCCTGGTGCCATCGAGTTCGTGGTTGACACTGAAAAAGGCACTGAGAAGGACATGGATGTCGTCAACTGCATCCAGGACAACATAGCCGTCGGTATAATAAGCCAGGGCAAAATCGTAGCAACTATTAATAACGGCGTCCTGACGCCCGGGGTGGGCATCGTGCATGCCGGCAAGCTGTTCGCACGCGTCGAGAGCGAGCTGATTTCAACAGACGAACATCTTACAATTTTATACACAAACACAACCGACACCACTGACAGAACTGCCACCATCACAATACCAGCTGGCTCCACCAGGGGCGATACATTCGAGATGCAGATGCAGGACAACGATTTTGCAAGGGTTGTCACGGGCTACAACTACGCGGGGGATAAGAGCTACACGATACTGGCCGGTATCGGCGAGTACCCATATCTGTATATACTGCCTCGCAGGGTCACCGTCAGCGTCATAATAAACATAAAACCAACAGACACGCCGGATCCGGACCTCAAAAATAAAATACAGGAGTCTATCAGGGCGTTCCTGGATGATTTCAAGATTGGAACCGACCTGGAATTTTCAGATCTCCTTGAATATATATATGTTGATTACACATCCGAAAGCCGCGAGCGCTTCCAGGGCATCGATCAGATCACATCTGTCATGGTCAGCGGTAAGGGCCAGACAATATACACGTTTGGCCAGGTGATCAATATCGACGATGACGAGCGCATTGACCCTGGCGTGATCACGGTCAACTTCGTGTGACCGAAACAATTATATATATCATCGACGTGACAGCGATCCATGCGACCGGATTTAGTTTCCAGAAAAATTAAAAGAGTACACTCAATTGTCAGGACAATTGAGCGCCTCCGTTCAGATTTATTTGTAAAGTTTGTCCCTCCGCTGTTCCAGGAGGGCTACGCGCGGCTGGTTGTGTGCCCGCCAGCAGCATGGGTGGTCATCACCGCGGATAAGGACTATCTTGAAAAAATTGATTCTGTCAAGATAGACCACACAGAGCAGGAGCTGGAGCGACAGCTGAAATTTTTCGACGAAGATGGCAACGAGATGTACCCGCCGCCGCAGGATATCGTCGCGATGTATACGCTCAGCAGCGAGCGCGTCAGGCAGGACGTGATGAATAATAATATCGATAGCGGGAGGGATTAATCCTCCCGTATGCGGATCCCCACAGGGAACCTGGGGATGCCGTGTTTGGTCCTCGAGAAGAACTGTACTGTCAACATTTTTCCAATCACTGCCTCGGGATTTTTGAGGTAGTGCTCGAGCCCGCGCATCTCGCCGGACATTTTGACGTCAAATGTGCGGCCATCGGGCATCTGGCAGGTGAAGGAACCCGCATGCCCCTCCAGCTTTCCAGAGCCTTCGTTCACAGCAACAATCGGAAATTCCGCATCCTGAAATTTCTTAAATTTTAGAAGATGTGGGCTCCGCTTGCTTTCGTATGGCGCGGCGGGGTTGCGGATAATGGCGCCCTCATACCCGTCATCGACAACGCGCCGGTGGAATTGCTCGATCTCAGCAAAGGATGCGGCGCGAACCGTCGGGGTCAGCTGCAGCTCCTCAAAATCAGTATTGAGCAGCCTCGCACGCAGGGCCCCAAAACGCCTCGCGTACGGGGTCTGCTCCGTGTGGGGGGTCAATATAGGACAGTCGTAAATATAATACTGAAGATCGGATGTGTCTTTGCGATTTTTTGATGACTGTGTGCGCGATACGATATCCTCGAACTCCATGCCATGCCGGTATATCTCGCCGTCCCACACCTCGCCATCGCGCATGACCTCGCGTAGCGCTTCGTTGATGTGGGGCGTTGTGTCCTTTACGGCGCCCGTGCGCGAGTACAGGCGGACCTCACCATCGACCTTCCTCGCGAGTATCCGGATTCCGTCGAGCTTTGGCTGGACGTAGCAATTGTTGATACTGAATTTGAGGCGCTTCGGATTGAAAACCTCCGCGAGCATCGGGGCGTAGCCACCAGATGCGGTCATGCGGTTGTGATACGCCTGCCGCGCCTCCTCGATTGATGGATACATGGTTTTGCGCTTCAGGTCCCAGGCAGATTTTGCCTCGCGCATTGCCTGCTCTTCAAGTGAGTTGCTGTTTTTCATATCTTTTATGTGGGTGGTGAACGATTGCTTCTTACCATCCGTGTACCCGGTTGTCACGGTGTATGAGGCATCGTTGACGTGCACCTGCCACACCAGAACCTTTCTGCCATTTCCGGCTATTTTATACAGCACAGGTAAGTCCATTACAGACACCGGTTTCTGAGGTGGTGTGCGTGGTATTTATAGATTGCTGGAATGGCGCGGGACAATGGGCGAAAAACTTATATACCCGGGAGACGTAGAGGGGGACGTGCGCGCAGTCATGGATCAGGCGCGCGCAGAACTGTTGTGGAGGATTTAGAATGGCGATTAAGGACGGTTTTGATGAACCGATTAATATATCGGAGCCGGGGCCGGTTGTTGGAAGACAGTATGAATTGATTCTGGAAGAGATCAGAATATATGAGAAGGTTGTTGCGTATACGGATTTCACGAAGAATCTGAGGCTTCCCGATGGCAAGAGCGTGCTCGGCAGACAGTATGATGAGCTCCCCGCGAATATTCGCGAGATGATCGACAGTGCGCCTGACGAGTACAGGGTCGATGCATATGGTAATGAGCGGAAGCGTGAGAAGTATATAAATAGAATAATGTTTCTGTTCAGGGAGCCGACAACGAACTGGCCGCTGCCCATCAATTTTGATATGTCGTATCCGGACAGCAGGCCGACTGGAAAGCTGTCCAGATGGGTCACAAGAGTTGTCGGGATACCGATCGTGGGCGATGAGGGGTTCCGGTGGGGTGACCTCTTCAAGAAGGGTGAGAAGTTTACCGGAAAGATCGGCCGTGACAAGCGGGGCTGGAAGTGCCTGGAACCGGACACCATCGAGAAAGTGGGCAGCGTGCAGATCAATATTGCGCCGGGCGGGCTGAGTGACGACGCGAAGGCGCTGCTGGGATTCATAAAGCAGAATCTGGTTGGCCAGCCGATCTCTGTGATGAGCGATTATCTTGCAAGCGGCGCGAATGGCGTGATACAGGGTGCTACGCCGGAGGAGACGTATAGCAAGACGCTCAGTGCATGGTCCGAGATCAAGGCAAATACCAGGTATACGCTCGACGGTGTGACATTTGGATTTGACAGCTGATGGCTGCTGTCAGATAGCGGATCGCTGATATCGGTTTGCTGACGGGCAGCACGTCCGTCTTTCTTTTATACGGTTTAGCTGGGGTTGTTTGCAGCATGTCTTACCGTGAGGTATGCATAAAATTTACACTGTCTGAATATGAGCTCGTCCGGCAGATCCTGTGTCCCGATGACGAAAAACTGAGTGATGTCGCCAAGCAGCTCGTGATGGACCGTGTGAATAATTTGCGTATGAAGGCATGGAGTAAAGGGGAGTGAGTGCGAGTGGTTGAGGTTGTAGAGGATGCTGTTGTTGGTTTGAAACTCTCTGAAGTTTCTTATCCAGTGCTGCTCTCCCTGTACGGGGAGACGAAGAAGGGGAAGACGTATCTGGGCGCGAGCTTCCCAAACGCGATTGTTATTGATTTCCCGCCAATCAAGCTCGGCTTCGGAAAGCTTGTGATCGATCAGGTCGGGATGAACCGCACAGTCGGAGAAGGTTTCAGGAGTCTATTCGAGCCAAAAACCCGCAGCGGTGAGATCGTATGGGTTCCCAAAATACCGGGCTTCGATTTCAAAACGCAGTACAGGTTCGTAAGAAATTATACAGAGTTCATGGGTGCGATTGAGCATGCGCGGCTCCGCGCCAGCACGATTGAGCCCGGCAAGGGGCGTGTCTGGGTCGTGTTCGATGATACGTATCGGTGGAGGGCGCTGGAGGTCGCGAACTGGGTGTCCAGAAACGGCAACAAGTGGCCCAGCATACAGCAGTTCGGTCAGATCACGCAGACCATGCAGGGCATTATAACAGAGGTGCAGAATTTTGCGAATGTTCTGCTGATAAGCCGCATGGTGAAAAACTACGACACGGGGGAGTACGGGCCGCAGGTGTACCCGAGTGGCAGCGACTACCTGGCGGATGCCTCGTTCGAGATCACGACGACTGTAGACGAATCGACGGGCAGGACGGTGCCACTCGTCAAGATCCATTCGTGCGGAAATCGATATGCGTGTGACCCGGATTTCGTGAGGGAGCTCAGGGACCCGACACCGCAGAAGCTGCTGGAGGCGCTGGGCATACCGAAGGAACTGTGGTAGTTAATTATGATAGTTGTTGATAGCAGGGAGAAGTTCATACAGTGGATCAAGGAGATAATCGCGCTCGGTGACAGTGCTGACTTCCCAATGTTTCGGTTCGAGTGTCTGGACTTTGGCGACTATCATATCGAGAGCGGGGGACACGAGCTGCGGATCGAGCGCAAATCGATATCAGACTTCGTTGCGAACTACAGAGTGCTCAAGGCCAGGCTGCACCAGATGCGCATGAGATATGAGCACACGGCGCTGCTGCTGGAGGGCGTGTACAGCCTGAATAATGGGATGGTGTGCGTCCTGGAGGGCGGGCAGCTTGTTCCGCGGATGGAGTACCGCACGTTCTCGAATTTCCTGACACATCAGGCGGCCCTCGGCACATGGATTTTCCACACGATGACGTTCGACGAGACGGTGTACAGGCTGGTGTACATCCACAATTATCTGCCAAAGCTGGATACACCGACGCCGGCCATGAAGTGCGGGTCAGTTGCAGAGTGGCTTGTGCAGCTGCCGGGGATCGGTGCGAAGACTGTGGAAAAGCTCCAGGCGCAGTATGGGAGCCCGCTCGCTGCTATCAATTCTGGACTGCCGAAGAAAGCATACGAAGTGCTGCAGAAGTGGGGTTGATGGGTATGATACTTACGGGACAGGATATTCTTGACAGGAAACTGGTCCTGGACGCGATCGATAGCAGGGTCCAGGCACAGATGTGCGGGTTCGACCTGACCGTCGCGAAGGTCGAGCGGTTTATCAATTCCGGCACCATCGATTTCGATAACAGTAGGCGTCTTCTTCCGTATATGGAGGAAGTGCCGCTGACGACCACCCGGGGCAGTCTCGAGTTCTGGGAGCTGCCGCGGGGCGCGTACCTCGTGACGTATAACGAGACTGTGCAGATTCCTTCAGATTGTGCTGCGATCGCGAGACCCCGATCGACGCTGTTGAGATCTGGCGCGACCATGGAGACCGCGCTCTGGGATCCGGGTTATGCCGGAAAGTCTCAGTCGATGCTGGTCGTGCACGCGAACATGTTGAGACTGTTCAAGAATGCACGGGTGGCGCAGCTCGTTTTCGTGGAGCTTGGAAAGTCAGCAGAAACTTTGTACAGTGGCGTATACCAGGGCGAGGGTGTCGTCAGATGATGTTTCGATGTGCTGGCGTCATGGAATCGTGCACGGACGGGCTCGAGCTATCCCCATCCCTGGTTATTTTTTTCCAGGGGTGCACATTAAAATGTCCAGGATGTCAGAACCCTGATTTACAGCCGCTGGATGGCGGTTTCGAAGCAGATACGGATGATGTTGTGGGTCTGGTTGATTTATATAGAGGATTTTATAAAAGTGTTGTGTTCAGCGGTGGTGACCCGTTGGAGCAGGTGGACGCGCTCATCGATCTTATAGAAAAAATTAAGGGTGTGGCTAAAGTGCTGTACACCGGTAGACTGTATGAGGATCTGCCGGATGTTGTGCGCGAGGGGTGCGATATCATAATCGATGGGCCGTACGTTGCAGAGCTTGCCACCGGCGGGTTCCCGGCCAGCAGCAATCAGCGCGTCATTCGTAAAAATTAGGTGATCTGTTATGCGTGTTCAGCAGACATTTTCAGACGACTTCGACGATCTGTACAATAAATATAATACGAGTGAGATGGGTAAGAGGCTGCTCGATATCGAGGGCATCAGCAGGAAGTATCTCGACGTGGGCGCGATGAGCAAGGCGTATTTCACGGAGCACATACCGGATGCGACCTGCGACGCGAATGCGAATGCGAACGAGGGGATTTCCCCAAATAATTACAACAGTGAGATCGTCAAGGGTATATCGAAGCTCGATGGTTACTATCTCCTTTATCACTACGCGCAGAGGCGGTACGGGAAGAAGCGCGCAGAGGAACTCATAAACGCGATATGGCGGGGCGATGTTTATTTCCACGACGCGACAAAGCCGCAGATCCCGTATTCATATTATGGGAACACTACTATATTTGCAAGGATAAATAATGGTGCACCGTTCCTGGTCACGCTGCGTGATCTGTTTGATGAATATGCGGCGAGTGCGGTGCACGAGGGTGACGCTGACATCATCGATACACTGCTCCCCATGAAGATCCCGATATCGCTTTATCGGCGGCGGGTATTCAGTCATGGTAGCGCGAAAAGTGAACTGTATCAAAGAAATGACATTATTATCGATGGGTACAGGAGGCGGATGCAGATCGAGGTCTGGGATGGCGAAAGATGGGTTCGCCTCACGCGGATTATCAGGCACGAGCGGCGTGACGAACAGAAGATGATAGCGATTGCGACTGATACGGGTGGCGTGACGGTGGTCACGGACGACCATCCGGTGGTCCTGGCAGACGGCTCGACAGTGCCCGCTGCGAAGGTCATGGTCGGACAAAAATTGAAGGTGTGTCGCGAGAAGGTGCCATACGATCCTTCGGTGACACTGGATGAAAAACTTGCATATGTACTCGGCTTCCTGATCGGCAGTGCATCGTATATCAGCGATCCTGAGGAGGCAGACATGAATATCGTGAGGTCGCCGAGGACTCCGAGTGACATCTTCAATAGATTCAGAATGATGGCAGAGGCGCTGGGCATCAAGATATCGAACATCAAAACGTTCGCAAAAACTGCAACGAAGCACTTCCACGTGTACGGATTGCGCCGTAAAAATATAACAAATGAGTTCGAGCTGAGGCACGCGACAATGGGCCGGTCGATGCCAAGCAACATCCTCCAGTGGCGGAGGGAGTCCATGGCCGCATACCTGGCAGGGATACTGGACTCTACCAGCAATGTGTTCGGGGACAACTGTTTCAGATATTCAACAAGGTCTCTGCCCATTGCCACGCAGATGGTCGAGATTGCAAAAATTTTAGGATGTGTGTTCGCGAGAAACACGATAGAGCGGCACAAGGTCGGGAAAAAACAAGCACCGCCACACACTATCAATATCTTATTCGTGGCCGAGTTCATGCCTGACGAAGACGCTCTGAAATTGCTCAGGAAGTACTCAATAAATGCGAAGAACTTCTCGCTGGATTACGATGATGTGGAGCCGGATAGTTCGGAGGGCGTCGTCACAGCGGTGATGGAAATCGATTTCAACGGCAACAAAAATGCTATTGAGGACATGGATAAGTATGTATATGATGTTACGGTGCATGATGGATTGTTTTACTCACAGGGATTGATACAGCACAACTGCTTTTCGTATTCGACCTCGCTTGTGATGACTGAGGGGCGGCCGTATGGGCAGCTGCACAGCGTCCCACCGAAGCGCGCGGACAGCTTCATGGCCCAGGTCATCGAGACCACGATGGATCTGTCTCAGGAATTTGCAGGGGCTATTGCGCCCGCTGATATCATAATCAATTACGCGTGGTACGCGGCGAGGGAGGGCCTGGACGACAGGGTGATCATCAATGACTTCCAAAAATTTGTGCACGTGATGAACAATAAATTCAGGGTGTCAGCGGAGTCCCCGTTCACGAATATCAGTCTGTTCGATCGGTATGCGCTGGAAACTGTAACGAGGGGCATGGTGTATCCAGACATGAGCAAGCCGGATCTGGACTACATAATGTACATCCAGAAGTTGTTTGGGGAGTGGTTCGCAAAGGGCGATCCGGTGAGCGGCATGCCATACCGGTTCCCTGTGGTCACCACGAACCTCACGCGCGGGCCCGGTGGCGAAATCCTCGATCGGGACTTCCTGGACTGGCTCTGTGCCAACAATTTGAATACTGCATGCTTCAATATATATATTAATGAGGGCACAAAAATTGCCAGCTGCTGCAGGATGATAAACGACGTGGACAGAATGCGGCATTTCCGAGGTGATAGTTTCGGCAACGGCGGGGCCAATCTGGGGAGCCACAGAGTCGTGACCATCAATCTGCCGAGGCTGGCGATAAGGGCTGGAGGGGAGCATGAGGCGTTTTTCGAGGGGCTCGATAAGATGCTGGACGTGTGCAGGGACCTGCTCCAGGTTCACCGCGAGGAGATCCTGCAGCGGCGCATCGATGTTGGCTTCCTGAAGTTCTATAAGCCGTTGGGATGGTTCAACCTGAACCACATGTTCTCGACGATCGGGCTGATCGGGATATATGAAGCAGTGGAGTTCATGGGCATGGATATCAGGTCCGAAGAGGGGATGCAGTTCACACTTAATATGCTGCAGCGCATCGAGGAGTATGCCAGGAAGACGTCACGAGAGACCGGCCACGCGTTCAACGTCGAGGAGGTGCCCGGCGAGACGGTCGCAGTCAAACTCTGTGAAAAAGATAAGGTGGTGTTCGGGGCAGACCGGGTGCCGTATGAGCTCTACAGTAATCAGTATGTGCCACTGATAGCGGATGCGACAATGGCGGACAGAATGAAAATAAGCGGGAAGTTCATGGACATGCTGAGCGGTGGTGGGATACTGCATCTCAACGTGCAGGAGCGCATAACGGATCCGGCTGTGATGAGGCATATCATAGAGTATGCGGTGAGGTGTGGCGTCTCGCATATGGCGATCAACTACGGGTTCGGGACGTGTGAAAACGGGCATACGACTGTGTGTGGAAATATGAAGACGTGTCCAGTGTGTGGCACCAGCATCAAGAGCTGGATGACGCGGGTCATCGGATACTTCAGCGTGGTCAGCAACTGGAATAAAATTAGGAGGGAGTATGAGTTCCCGAGAAGGCGGTTTGGGGGTGTGAATATATGAGTGTGATGAATGCGGAGGCGGTGAACGGTGGTGGGTTCACGGTGGTGTGTGGGTTCCCGCCGGGATCCACTTTCTCGATATCTCAGGAGAGTTTGGATAAGCTGTGCACCGAGCTCGAGATGCTGTTTGATAAATACGGGCTCGAGCCGATGCTGTTTATGGACAACGAATACGCCCTGAAGTTCTTTTGGACGATGGGCCAGCGGAAGATCGAGAAGGCGATGATCGAAGAGATAGAGGGATCGATATGGTGATCGTGGAGATGGTCAGCGCGATGGAGACAGAGCTGATCGCGTGCCGGCGCCTGCTCCGCTTTCTGCTGGAGCGGTCTGATGTTCAGCTATCCGAGTCTGATTTCCAGACGCTGAAGGTCAACCTTCAGGCGCTGAAGCTCAATCGCGTGCTCGCTCACTGTCCATTTCCACACGACTGTAAGGAATACGAAGTATGCCAGAAAACTGATTGTAATGCGAATGAGTGCTACGCGGGCTACGCATATCGAAGATCGTGAGGGGTGGCCATGAATATTGATAAGGAGGAGATAGATCGGTGCCTATCATTTTATAATAATAGTGAGATAGTGCAGTCGGTCAACACAGACAGGCTGGCCAGGCTTATTGTGAAGCACATACCGATAGTTACGGTCGTCGAGACTGGGGAGATGCTGTCGTATTATAATGGTGTGTATAGCAAAAACGCCAAGGAAAAAATCCACAAGTTCCTTGTTAATATTCTATCAAATTATGAAAGGGGTAATGGTAGCGCGGTCTTCACGAAGCACATACTTAATGAAGTTATTGAGATTGTAAAGGGGCTCACGTACGTTGGAACTGATGACTTTGATTCGGATTTATCATTGATAAATATGAAAAATGGGCTGTACAACTGGATGACGGGCGAGTTCACGCCGCATGATCCTGCATACCGCTCGCGGATTCAGATTCCTGTTGCTTATGATCCGGACGCGGACTGCCCGGCGATCAGGGAATTCTTTGGGATGGTGATGGAAGAAAGTGATTTAATAAAAATGAGGGAATTTGTAGCATATTGCTTGTACAGAGGGTATCCGATTCAGAAGGCGTTCATATTGTATGGCCAGGGTGGAACCGGCAAGTCGCACTTTCTCGATATTCTGACGAACTTCCTGGGGCCATACAACTGTGCAAGCGTCTCGATGCATGATCTGGAGAATGACAGGTTCTCCACCAGCGATCTGCACCGGAAATTGCTGAACGCATTTGGGGACATGTCTCAGTCCACGCTACCAAATGTAAATATTTTGAAGATGCTGACATCGGGCAAGGACATAATACGGGCGCAGAAGAAAGGCCAGCAGGCGTTCAACTTCGTGAATTTTGCGAAGATGATATTCGGGACGAACAAACTGCCTAAAGTTCTTGATAATACAACAGGGTTCTTCAGGCGCATCGAACTGATACCATTTGATAAGCCGCTCGGTCCTGGATTTGACAAAACGGGGCTTATAGAGCGGTGCAAATCCCCGGAGGAGATGAGCGGGCTGTTCAACTGGGTCATTCCTGCGCTGGATCCGCTCCTCAAGCGTGGCAACTTTACAAATTCCTTTACGGCGCAGGACGCATTGGTTGGTTGGAAGATCAAATCAGACCCGGTCGGATACTTCCTCGACAGATATGTTCTGTTCGATCAGGCAGACGTGATCACAACAAAGGATGACATGTATAATATTTATAAAATATTTTGCAAGATCAATGGTCTGGAACCTCTATCACCTGTGTGGTTCGGTCGTGAATTCAGCAAACAGGCGCCATCGAAGCGGGATGGCGATCGGATGGTGAACGGGAAGCGCAAAACCGTGTGGATCAACATCGGGTTCAACCCGGAAACCATTGAGGAGCTCCTCTTCCAGTAAAACCGTGTGCACAAGTTATATATATAAGGGAGGCTGAGGCTGGTGTGAGGTATTCTGATGAGCACCATTGATTTTGATAAGTACAATCCGATACCGGGTGGGTCGTATAGGCCGGGGCAGCGCGAGGCCCTGGAAACCATGGTCAAGGCGTATGAACGTGGGGCGCGAGTTATCGATTTTGAGGCTCCCACGAGCGCGGGGAAGACGCTTGTGCTCCGCGCGTTTGGACAAATATTGATCGATGAATACAATCTTAAAAAGATTGTGTTCACATCACCACAGGTATCACTTATTCAAATCGGTACAAATGTGTTTGGTCTGCCGAAGCTTGTCGGACGGTCAAACTATCCATGTACAGGGCTCCAGTCGATGATAGCGGCCGGGATGACAGCTGACGAGTGTCCTTTTGTTGGCTCGCTGAGGAACGCAAAGCGGTTTCCCGGCTGCTCTGAGTGCATATATGAGAAAGATAAGGCAAAGTTTCTTGAAGCACCATACAAGGCCACAACTTTCGCAAGATTTTGCGTGGATCCGCAGATACGAGATGCGGACGCCGTGATGATCGACGAGTCCACAAACCTGTTCAATGCGCTTCGCGATACCGCCGCTGTCGTGGTCACTAAAGAGATGCAGAAAATTTTAAAGGAGAAAGGTGCAGACGCGGCACTGTCTACAGAAGTTTATAATCTGAAAAAACAGCTCGAGGAACTCGAGGAAGATATGGAAAACCTCGGAAAACCCCTGCAGGTGTACATGGGTGTCAGGGAGTGGGGAATCGATGAATATGAAAGGCGCCTTGAGCAGGAGCAACGATTCGAACTTCTTGATATATTAAAGGATGTTCCAAGAGTGCAGGAACTGATGCAGCGGCGTTATGAGAACCACCTTGCGCAGTACCGTGCAATGCGGAATAAATATAATAAGCTGATTATAAGATGTAATGGGTGCGAAAATGCGCTCGCAGCGGTGCGCGCGGGCGTCAGGTATGTGATCGTGGAGGAGCCGTCGCCGACACCGAGCGACCCCGACAGAACGTTGCAAAAGTTGAAACTGCTGGACGTGCACATGCCATTCAAGACGATGGTAAACGGGCACCGGGTTGTCGTGCTCGCCTCGGGCACGCCCATCACACCGCTCCTGGTAGATGAGGATTCGTATGTGAGGGTGAGGGCACCGCATCCGATACCGGTGGAACGCAGGCGCGTGTATTACAGGCCGCTTGGCCTGATGTCAGTGGATTACAAACAGGAGACAATCCCAAAAATCGCTGACTGGCTGTACAATTTATTTAAGGCACAAAATGAGCATATACTTGTGCATTGCGTCAGCTACGACGTAGCAAATTCTATCTACAAGTTGTTATCAGGTAAAACTGATAGGGTTGTATGTCAGGCGCCGCGCACCAGGAACGAGGATCTGGAAAAGTGGATGCATGGCGAGCCCGCCGTATTTCTGAGCGTGCACATGGAGCAGGGGCTCGATCTCGCGGGGCCAAAGTTCAGGTGGAACGTGATTGCGAAGATCAACTTCCCAAATTTGGGGGACATGTGGATCAGGGACCGGAATGACTATGATCGAGAGCGATACGGGTTCGACCGCTGGTACAGGACCATGACAGCAATTAACACGGTGCAGGCGTGCGGGCGCACAACCAGATCGCCGGACGATTACAGCGAAACGTATATCCTTGATGAGTCGTTTGGGTCGTTTTACCGACAGTTCAAATTTCTGTTTCCGGACTGGTTCAGCGAGGCCCTGGTATGGCCGAGACCGAAATCTTTATATACTTGATCGTAACAATTTCACGCGGTTTTTTATGGACGGTCTGTATAATTTAAAGGGGAAGCGCGCATCGATAGAATATGCGCGCACGCAGATTGACGATGTCGTGATCAGGGATGTGCATAGCGATTCAGTCGTTGTCGAGGTCCATAGACAAACTGAAGATCGTGGGGATGTGGTGGTTGCCACTGGCTACATCAAGAAGAAGTGCATAGAGGCAGTATGGATACCGTGTGATAATATTAATGATGGTGAGGTGTGTGTGAATGAGCGATGCTGGAATGGAACAGGGTGCGCAGGCGGGTACTGCTCCTGCGCAGAGCCAGAGTCAGAATCGAGAGACGGCGAAGCCGAGGAAGAAGGGTGGTGTGCCAGTCAAGAAGACAAAGCCAGAGCTTGGGAAGAACAACAGGCTGCAGGATATCAGGCATTCATACCGCGGGGACGATCTCGACACAAATGTTAATACGAGGGATCTGCGGTTCCTGCAGGTGCCGGGTAACGTTGACAGAGAGACCGCGATGCGTCTGTTAGATGCATATAAAAGGGGGTATGTCACTGATGCTGTTTTCCAGGATGCCATCTCGATAGAAAATGTCGCGGCGGAGGACCTGGTGACGGTGGTGCCACTCAGTGTTACGGATAAGGTGCGTGGGTATTACGCAAATCACGATCCAAACGGCAACATAACGCGCAGGTGGGTTCCTGCGTAGGCCCAGCGTAGGGGAGGCATCATGGAGCTGCAGGTCCTCGATATCGATTATTATAGCGATGAGGGCAGTGGACAGGGCGCGGCAGATGGCGATGATGAGGGCCTGCACGGCAGACCGATTATCCGGATTTTCGGTGGGGATGAAACCGGTAAGCGGCGATGTATTGAGGTCAGGGGATTCGAGCCATACTTCTACGTGCTGCCGCGTCCTGATCTTTTTGACACCATCAAGGACCTGATCGAGGGGATGAAATCTGCAGGCGTCGAGCGCGTCGAGGATGTCCTGCGCTACAAGCCCGTCGGTTATCAGTCGCAAAAAACGCGGATGCTAAAAGTTGTTACGATTTCTCCTAAAAATGTTAAGCCGCTGCGAGAAGAGATCCTGAAAAATGAGGGAGTGCTGGAGATATACGAGGCCGACATACTTTTTCATAACCGATTCGCGGCGGACATGAACATAACGGGAATGTCATGGGTGCGCGCGGACGGCAATGTGGTGGACTGCAGCGGGGTGCACCGGGTCGAGCGTGAGGACAATATCGGGCTGCGCGTGCTTTCTTTTGATATCGAGGTCCTGACGCCGGAGGACGGGAGCTTTCCATCCGCGGATAAAGATGAAATTATATTTATGAGTATGGCGTTCAGCGAGCCATATCACGGCGTGCAGAACCTGGTTCTGGTAGCAAAAGATGTTACATGCCCGCGGCCGGATATCATAACGCTCAAAAACGAGCGCGAGCTCCTGCTTCGCTTCCAGAGAATTATCAGGGAGTTCGATCCGGATGTGATAACGGGCTACAACATAGCGGAGTTCGACGGGCCGTATATCGGCGAGCGGATGCGGAAGCTCTGCATGTCGTGCAATGTGGGGCGTGATGGTTCCGGGTGGGAGATCAGGGACGTCGCGGGACGGAAGGAGATACGGGTCGCGGGGCGTGTCGTTGTTGATACGCTCGTGATGATTCGTAAGAATTTTTCGCTGCCTCGGTACAACCTGAAAACGGTAGCGGCCGAGCTCCTGAGGATGGAGAAGCTGGACGTTCCGGCCAGCAGGATGCGCGAGTACTGGTTCGGAAATTCGGAGCAGTTCGCGGAGTTCGTGCGGTATTCGCGGCGCGATGCGGTTCTTGCCCTGAAGCTGATGACTGATCTCGGAATGCTGGAGAAGTATATCGCGCTGTCGCGCACCACCGGGATACTGCTGCAGGATGCGATAAGCGGCGGGCAGTCCGTGATGCTCGAGTTCATGCTCCTCCAGCGGTATGGAAAAATTGACAGAGTTATGGGCATGAAGCCCGAACTTAGGGAAGAAGATGAGGATGTGCAGTATGAGGGCGCGTACGTGTCGGAACCCGAGGTCGGCGTGCATGAGCATCTCATACTGACCGATATGCAGAGCCTGTATCCCTCGATTGTGATCTCGAAGAATTTGTGCCCAACAACAGTCATAAAAAATGAGGATTGCAGGGAGGTGCACGTCGCGCCGAACGGCGGGCGGTTCCTGGATCGCGAAGTTGCGGTTGGTGTACTTCCTCAAATGCTGGATGAAGTTTTGCAGAAGCGGCTGGCCATAAAAAAGAAGATGAAGAGCGCGGACGAGCGTGAGCGGGCGGTGCTGGACGCGATACAATATTCATTAAAGATTGTTATAAATTCGGCGTACGGGTGGATGGGGTACAAGCGGTCGCGGCTTTTCGATCTGACGACTGCGAGTGCAGTGACTGCGTACGGTCGGGAGATCATCAGCGGGGTGCGCGAAAGTTTTGAAAATCTTAAGGATGTAGAGGTGAATGGCAAGCGGTTCGATTTTCATGTGGTGTACACTGATACGGATAGCGCGTATGTGAAGCTCATCTGCAAAAATTCGAGTGCGATAACGCTGGAGGATGCGGATGCAGTGGGCATGAAGGTCGCGGCCATGATATCAGAGCCGATGCCGTATCCGATGCGGCTGAACTACGAGGGATACGCGAGGCGCGCGCTGTTTCTGGCGAAGAAGCGGTATGCGATGCTGATACAGGAAAAAGATAAAAATGGGAATATAAAAGAGAAGCTCAAGGTCAGGGGGATCGAGATGGTCCGCCGCGACTGGTGCCCGCTTATCGGCAAAACAATGAGGCGGTGCCTCGAGATGATCCTGAAGGATGGCGATGTTGACGGCGCGTATGCGTATGCGAATGACATTATAAATAAGGTGAGGGAGTTCCGGCTGTGGGAGGGGGATCAGTCGCTTCTGGAGGACCTGGTCCTGACGCGGAACTTCAGCAAAAAACCTGAAGCGTTCAAGGCGAAGCCAGCGCATATCAGGATGATCGAGCGCATGGAGAAGCGCGGGGAGCAGCTACCCGGCATCGGTGACCGCATCTCATTTTACATCATGGATGGATGGGAGGACTTCTCGGAGCGGGCGGAAACGCTTGATTATATTATGAAAAAAGGACGTGGAATTGATACGGATTATTACGTGGAAAAACAGATCGCACCACCACTGTCCAGGCTGTTCGCAGCACTGGGTATCGATATCGATGTCAAGAGCGGCAGGCGGATAGCTCACGAGTGCGATCTGTCTCAATTTTTTGCATAAAACGGCGATTTTTGCATCTGTTTTACATTTCCATAGGCGAAAGCTTTATATATTTGATATGCGGATTTTATACACGCCTGTTTTAAAAATAGGGGTGAATGTGGATGCCCGTTCAATTTAAATCGGGTTTCGAGTATAACGTTGGTGGTTTGCTGGAGATGAATAAGGGCCGTATAGCAGTAGACAATTCAAAAAAACTTGAAAAGACTTTCAGAAGAGTTTTGCTGTACCTTCCGGAACGGATCCCCGATGAAATTGTTATTGGGATAAGCGATGCAGGGACTGAGGAGGACCTCGTCAGCGCAGGAATTGCGAACAGTCCGGAAGCGGCGCGGCAGTATCTCGAGCTTCTGGTGACGAAGGGGCAGGCAATGTCAGCGAGGCGCGTTGTGATTGAGGGCAGCAGCGCGCAGGTCCGCATGGTATACGCGAGAAGGGGGAGGGATGCGTCTGCGCCTGTTGTTTATGATGGCGAGATCCTTGAGCATGCGGCGGCCGTGTTGACAGAGAGGATGCAAGGGAATGCAAAACAGCCCTCAGTTTCTCAGGAGGTGCGCAGGATGGTTCTGGATGCGCTGCCGAAGAGGATTTTTCTGGGATATGTGCGGCGGGGCGCACCGGGGACTCTCGAAGGAATTGCAACCAGTGTCGGGGGTGTTGAGCCAAAGGAGATTGCGCGGTGCCTGGAGCTGCTGCGCAACGAGGGGCGCGTGACGTCGGCATCGAGGGCGATTGTTGACGATGATGGTGTGGCGAGCGTGGGCATCGTGTATGCGAGAGCGGGCCAGGAGCCGGTGAGATACAGCGATGATGCGCTCAACAGGATTGTAAACAGTATAAATTCCTGCAGGAGGAGATGAACGTGGGCATAACTGGGAAGTGGGATCCTGAAGATATGGTCGCGCGGATGCTGGACCTGGGAACGATTCAGAGGTGCGCGGATTGGTACGGTGTGAGCGTCGAGGAGTTCGCGAACGCCTGGATACGGAACAGGTGCGAGGATTTTATACAGAGGGCGCGCAGGAAGGGCCTGGTGCAGCAGGTCGCTGAGGAGAAGCGCATGGTGAAGAGCAGCAAGATCGGCAGAGATATGCAGTACAGCATTGCGTTTATATCGGATCTGCATTTCGGGAGCATATACCAGGACCTGAACGCTCTAAATCAGTTTATACAGTTGTGTCATGACAGGGGCATAGAGACGCTGCTGTGCGCGGGTGATATCACAGAGGGACTGATGCCGCGCCCCGGGCATAAAAATGAGCGGACTCTTCATACGATTGATGATATCGAGGCCTTCTGTGTGGATAACTATCCAGATGGATTCAAGAACAGCTATTTCATCATCGGAAACCATGACGAGTCGATCCGGCTCAGAGGAGATGGATATGACATCGGGTTGAATCTGGTGAAGGACCGGCCGGACCTGACGTATGTCATTGGCGATCCATCTGTGCCCGCGACTGTGATAGTCGATGGTGGTGTGGGGGTGCAGCTCTACCACGGTAACGGCGGGTGCACAGTCGCGAGAACAAACCGCATGATGTTGCGGTGCAGGTCGCTCATGGAAATGGGGCATAATTTCCAGGTCCTCGCGGCGGGGCACTGCCACAACAGCAGCTACATCCCGAGTTATATGGGCGCGGTGCTCATCGGTCTGCCCTCGTTCCAGCGGGATACGCCATACCTCGCGGCGAAGGGACTGGTGCCCGAGTGCGGCGGGGTGATACTGAATTATAATGCGGATAATGGAATAATAACACAATGCGCGCCGGAATTCATATTCTTTAAGTGAGTATCCGCTTCATATTTCAGTGATTCGGCACGGTGTTTGGGCATTT